CGGCGGCAGGCTCATGCGATCTTATATTCTGTCCGCTCACCTCCGCCGTTCCGCTGACGATCTCGCCATAGTCGCTGACGATGATCCTGATAATGTGATATCCGCCGTTGACCTGCACGGGCAGGGTCAGGGATATTGTCCCTTTCTCCGCTTCGCCGAGGGATATGCAAGGCTCTGCACCGACATTTTCCCCATCGACCGTGACTGTCAGCTTCGGCGCAGTTGATTCGGCAGTTCCGAGAAAGTTGAAATTGCAGGTGATAAATGCCTGCGTCTGCTCCTTTGCGCTGAAACCGCCGAAAGCCGCTGTTCTTGCCGTTCCGAGGAGCATATCGCAGTATACTTTCAGCGAAACGGTCACGATGTTTTTTGTGACGTTTATTGATGTGGAATTGTAGACATTTCCGCCGCCGCCCGATGATGTGACAGTATTTCCCGAACGTGGCGCACCGCCTGAGATAAGCGTCTGCGGCGCACGGAACTGCCATGTGCTGTGGCAGATCAGGAACGGCACAAGCCTTTCGCCGACGATGCCGTCAGTGAGAAGCACCATGTCGCCCACATCCAGCGTGGGGTCTCCGTAGAAATCCGCTGTTCCCGTGTACCAGCTCAGGTTGCGGAATTCCTCCATCAGCGGATCGAGGATGCCCTTGTAGTAGGTCATGTAATAGTTCCTGCTGTTCGGGTCTTCCTCGTCGGTATCGAGTATGAAAACATTGTCCTGCGACAGATATATCTTCGAGGATGTGCTTCCCTTGTCGCTCTGGGAAGTCTCGACAACATGGCCGTATTTGTCCGCATAGCCGAAAGCCTTGACAAAATATGCACCGCTGCTGATATCCACATTGAAACGCTCATCCGCATCAATGGTCATTGACGATCTTGACGGATAGCGCCTGAATTCAATTTTTCCCTGTCTGTCGGCAATGACGAAGCATCCGAGATATTGTGCGATATACTGCACTTCCAGCCAGCAGGTAGGCGCAGGCGATACGGAAAATGGGTATATCTCATTGACCGTTATCTCAGGGGCGAGCGCCGCCAGTTCCTCAATGGTCTGTGCAAATTCTACATCCGCATTTTCTTCGATCAGCCGCAGTGCCGCCGAAAACTGTATGAATCCCGGTACTCCGCTGTCAGGCATCGGTGCGGTCAGTCGGGCGAGGTGGTCGTAGGCGGTTATTTTTGTTATCCCCGAAGGCTGTCTTTTCGCATCGGAAATGTCCCATACACCCATCGGCACTTCATCATCAGCGCCGTCAATGGTAACGGTCAGGCTTATCTCAGCTCCCTCCAGCTCTGCGCTTTCGGGTATCACCGCATCTATGCACAATTCTCCGATGTAAAGCTCTCCAACATTGAAAATGTCCGAATCTGAAACTATCTGCGACGATATGCTCGGAGTACCGAATATATTTTCATTGCCGTTTCTGTTCAGATCTATGACAGTTCCGTCAGGGAGCGTTATTTCGCCCGATATATGCTGTAATGCCCTTGCATTCACGGCATCCCTGAACTGACTTGATACACTGTACATATCACACCTCTATCAGCGTAAAGGACAGCCGATGCCGCCCTTTACCATTGAGAATAATTTCAGTTTCGTTCACTCTGTCCGACGGATACATTACCGCTTCTGCCTGAGTGCCGTTGTGGATGAACTGCACTGTCAGCTTTGAGCCGTCAATGAGACTTTCCATGTCGGCAATATCGCTGTCACTGCCGAGATATTCCAGTTCTATGGAATACAGTCCCATTCGGACAGGATATTGCAGAAGCCGCCCTGTTTCGGCAGAACGTCCTGTTGAATCGGAATACAGATCGCTTCGGGTTATGACGCATTTAAGCGGCTCTATCTTCGGAGCTGTGCCGTTTATGCTTATTATAGGTCTCATGCATTATCCTCCTCTCAGAGCCTTGTCACGGTTCACGGCATTGACAGCAACTCTGCCTATCTCCCTGCCGTCCAGAACGCAGACAACGGTTATGGGCTGATTTCCTCCGCTTTCCTCACGTATCACCTTACGCACCGAATTCTCAATATTGCTCACAGGCGAGACTATTTCAGGCTCACGCTTGTTGTCACCCAGTACTGCGAGGAAATTGCCGTAATTCGCAGGCACATACGTACCCTGTGCAAGATACGGTATCTGAGGAATGTGGACATTCGGAAGTCCGAGATCGAAATTTGCACCGCCGATAACAGGGACATTATCGGGAATATGTATTGAAAGCGCCGAATTCAGACTGTTGACAATATTGTTTATTCCGTCCTGCAAGCGCCATAACAGACTGTTCAGCTTGTCAATTACCCAGTTTATGCCGTCCCTTGCACCGTTTGAAACGTCAGACCACAGACCGCTGAAGAAGTCCCTGACACCTGAAAAGACATTTTTTACCCTGTCCCATGCATTGCGGAATCTTTCCTCGAACCAGTCGCCGATGCCGCTGAAAATATTGTGGATGTCGCTGAGTCTGTCGGAGAAATAGCCGTGAACATTGTCGAAAACGGATGTGATGCTGTTCCATCCCTCACGGAATCTGTCACCGAACCATGTGCCGACAACAGAGAAAATGCTGACTACTTCGTTCCAGCGGTCACTGAACCAGTTCTTCATGTCGCTGAAAGCCTCAACGATATTCTTCCATGCAGTGCTGAACTGCTCCTTGAACCAGTTCCCGACAACGAAATAAACCTGCTTGATGGCTGACCAGATATCACTGAACCATCTGACTGCATTGCTCCATGCGCTTTTGATGTTGTTCCATGCTTTGGTAAACTGCGCTTTGAACCAGTCGCCGACTTCGGAAAAAGTCTTTTTGATGCTGTTCCAGATATCGGATAGGAATTTCGCTATGCCGCTGAATATTTCCTTTACATTATCAAAGAAATTCCAGAGCCTTGCCTGTATCTCATCCCATACACCGATCGCAAAGGCTTTTACCTCGTCCCAGTGCTTTATCAGGAGGACACCTGCCGCAATTATGGCGGCTATTATTGCGACAGATGCGATCATTGCCGCATTTGCCGTCAACCATGCAACAGCATTGGCTAACAGTTCGGTAGTCAGCCATATAAGCCGACTGAGAAGGAGTTTCATCTGCCCGATAACACCTGCTATGGCATTCGCTCCCTTAACAAGACCTATCGCCGCCGCAACAGAACCTATAACGATGACCAGATCGCTCAGCAGCGTCTGATGCTCCTTTATCCAGTCAGCGAGTTTGCTGAGGGCAGTTGAAAGACTTCCGAGAACTGATAATATCACTCCGCCTGTCCATGCCGCAAGGGGTTTCAGAAACGAATCAATGAGAAATACAGCCATCGGTTTTAATACAGTGATGACCGAATCAAGAACTTTCAATCCGCTTGAAAGCAGGTCAATGAACGTCGGCACAGCCTTTTCAAGCGTCCATTTTCCCAATGGGAGCAGAACATTCTCATAGAACCATGCAAGTCCGTCGCCGATGTTGTCCGTAAGCGGTTCAACAGCTTCGAGCAGTCCGCCGATACTGTCAAGGAGCGGTGCAAAATCAAGGCTTTTTGCCCATTCCGCTGTTGCACCCGTTATTCGTCCGACCGTTCCGAGAATACTGTTTACAATGCCGAGGATGGCGCTGAATATCCGTGTACCTCTTTCGTTTTCCGTCCATGCTTCGGTGAACTGTGTGCGGAGATTCGCCCACACGTTGTTGATATTGGTGAGAATGTCAAGGATATTCGCAAATATTTTCTCGCCTGTGCCGTCATTCCACGCATCTCTGAACGATTGCGAAACTGCATGGATAAGTTCAAGGAAAGCATTCCAGCGGTCTGCATAGGATTGTATCAGCGCTGTACCTCTGCCGCCGTCATCCCATGCGTTTTTGAGAGCCTGAGCGACATCACCGATGATACCGAGAACGTCCGAAAACAGCATGATGATATTTCCGACGAACCGCTCACCGCTTCCGTTTGTCCAGACCTCTGCAATGCTGTCACCGATCGACGCAAACAAGTCCCTGACCGTCTCAGCGGCTCTCTGAGCGTTTGCAATAAGCTGTGGGGAATTATCCTCCCATGCAAGCTGAACGGGCTTTATGAACGTGCTGAGCCTGTCTGAGAGCTTGTCTGCGGTCTTTTTGATATCCTTGTCCGCAGCTGTCGGAACAACAGCCGCATGAACCGTTTCCGCAGGCTTTTCAGCCGCAGTTTCAGGCTCGGTCTCTTTTGCTGTTTTTGTTGTTACTGTGTTGATCTGATCGAAGTTTGCAAGACTGTTTTCCTCTATTTCAAGGGACTTCTGCTGATTCTCCACAGTTTCTCCGACGGCAGTTGTCAGATCTTCCTGATAGTCTGCGGATTCATTGATACTACTTCTGATTCTTTGAACATTGCTAAGTTCAACTCCAAAATTATTTGCAAGTTTTTCGGACACTATTACAGCAAGATCAGCTATTCTTTCAAGTAGAGAAGCCATCTCCTCAAGGGCAGGAACAAATAAAGCCTGAATATTTATAAATGCTTTTCCGAATTGTTCCTTAATATCCCCTAAAGTATTGCTCACTTGTTTCAGTCTGCCGGCAGGTGTACGTGCAAGCGCTTCGTTTATTCCTCCGACTGAGGCTTCAACAACTTCGGCAAGTGTTGCTACACGCTGTTCTTCTGTGCCAAACTTCAAAAGCTGTTCTTGTGCTTCATTGAAACTATATCCATATCGAGATAGCGCTGAAGTCTGACCTTCGAGAACTTTTCCCAGCATCGTAGATATTGTCACTGCTTCTTCTGCTGTTGCATTCAATCCATACTGCTGTGCCAGCATATCATTGAGTACAACGTTCATTGTGCGGAGAGAATCGGCGTTTTCGATGTATGTGGACAATTCCTGTAATCCTGATAGCTGAATTTCATCTCCAATAACGCCAACTTTTTGAAGTTCCGAAGCCCATTCCTTCACCGCTTCTATTTGTTCTTCGGTAGCGCCGAGATTACGTCCAAGAACAGTCTCGATTTTTGTTTCTGCTTCAAGCTGAACCTTATATAATTCTTTTGATTCCTTTACAAATGATGCAATTTGCCTGACACTGAAAGCCGCCGCAATTGCCGCACCAAGTCCACGGAACTGTGATATAAGGCCTTTAAGTCCGCCGCCTATCTTCTTTGTATCGGTCTGGAATCCGCTTGTATTTATCCGTGTATCAAAATTCAGAAAGCCGTCTGCGGCCATTTATCTCACTTCCTTTGCAAGAAAAGGGCGGATATACTCCGCCCATCTCTTATTTACTGTCTTTCAGGGATTGTCACCGTCACCGCTGTCATCAGGCTGATCTGATGCAGGAGTGAAAGTCTTTGTGGATGTATCCCATGTACCCTTGACTCTGCCGCCGTCATTGTAGATGCTGAACGGGATCTTCACACCCGAAGTGTCACCGCCTACGGAACTTGGCGCAATAACTACATCCTCACGGTATGCCCAGAGAACGTTGCCTGTGCTGTCAACAAGGACATCGACCTTTGTTGTCTGAGTTCCTGTGCCTGTGAGACGCTCGTTTGCAATATACATCAGCTTTTCGGCAAGCTCCTCAGGTGTGTCATTGTCAAGGCGGACGTAGAACGGGTCAACGTCTGAGCTTACATCGAAGCCGTTATGAATGACATTGTTCTCGCCGAGGATATTCTTCTGTGTGCTTACATCGGGATTGAGATTTTCTGTGTATTCCTCAAGGTCTTTGCCGAGACGGATATAATTCGTGGTGTCTGTCACAGCCTTTGACGGATCGCCCAGCGGATTCACATCAATGTAGTGTGCAAGATACTTTCTTTCAGCTTTTACGCTCATGATAATTCCTCCTAATCAAGCAGAGCTTTGAGTTTTTCCTGCTCTGCCAGTTCTTCTTTGGTGTATTTGGTTTTCAGCTCCACCATGCCTCTATGGTCACGGCAGAACTCCTGTTCCCATTTTTCAAGTTTTTTGCCTTTGGCTTTTTTCTGACGGATATGCAATACCTGTGACAGCAGGCCCTCGCCGATCTCGCCAAAAAGTCCGAGAAACGTCCACCAATGCATATACGGTACGGAACGTGTCTCATATCCTGCGGCTTTGTTGACAGCAGGGAAGATGATGCGCTCATCCTGTTCCCAGTCAATGATCTTCACGGGGCTGACGTTTTCTTCGGGGATATCTCCGCCGCCTGCGAACCGGTAAGCCTTTTCAACAGCCTCCTGAATATGCTCATGCGGGATCGCCGAAAAGTCCTCAAACAGGTTATTGACGCATATGAAGCATTGTTCCTCAGCAGTCAGTTCAGGATCATTGAAAGCCGCATAGATATTCAGCATAGTGCGGAAATCGCTGTCGATGGGATATTCCTTTCCGCCTATTTCAAGGCATCTCGGAAGCTGACCTATCATGCCAGAAACTGCTCTAAAAGCGCCAGCTTCTCAGGTGGGAGCTTGCTGAGGTCGGGCATGGAGCTTTCCTTTTTCAGATATGCCTGCACTTCGGGGCGAGGCTGCTTGTTTTTATTGGTGAGCGCCTCAATATCCTCTTTCAGGATGGGGATGAACGCTTCAAAGAATGACTGGAAAAGCATTTTGTCCTCGTCAACAAGAGTGAAAATATTCGCTCCGTCAAAGGCAGGTGTGCAGACATCTGTACCGAATGCATCATTGAAGATCCCTTTTATCTCATTGCTGATCTCAGTCAGCTCATCGGCAGAAGCATTTTCCAGCCTTTCACTCATTCCCGATATTGCGTCCTCGGCATCCCTGAGACGCTTCATCAGATCGGGATCGAGCCTTACTTTGATAACACGGTCACTGTCGCCCACCTGATATGTTCTGTATCCTTCGTCAAATACTATCTTCTTCATTTTTTCACTCCTCCAGAGTATATTCGGCAATTATCTGTAACTGATACTGTACGCCGTCAAATTCGTTTTCCTGCGGAACTGCAATGAGCATTCCGCTCCCTGTGGTTATTTTCGTTATTCGTCCGCTGTCTGTCGGAATATTCTTCTGCTTTCCCAGCCAGATGCCCAGCTCTGTGAGTGCGGTGCTGTTGGAAAGGCGCTCATAGTCATTCATGGAACTGTACGTTGTGTACAGCATGAACGTGTGCTGTCTCAGCTGATCGCCCAGAATGTCCTCTTTTATCAGCGAATCGTCGGTTGATGAAAGTCCGTAGCTTGTAGGTTCGGGGTCAGTGAAATCTATATGCACCTCTCCCACAACGTCGCTTATTTTCGGGAACTCTAACAGGAGCGCCCTGACTGCTTCGATTATGTTCATCCTGCCCGTCCTCCTGCAATTGCCGCCGCTCCACGTAGTATCGCTCCCTTGTGCTGACGTTTCATCGGCTCGAACCAGAGGCGCTGTCCCTGTGGATTTCCGCCGTGTCTGTGGTTGGAGCGGATGTAATATGCGTATCTGCTGTGATCTGTAAGAAAATATATTCGTCCCGGCGAAACGATCTTCACCGAGCGGAGCAGTTTTCCTGAATTGCGGTATTTCGGAAGCGCAACAGGAACAAAAGGAGTCATGAGCTTTACACATTCTCTGTCGATATATGCCTGCGCCGCCCTGAACCTTGCAGTCTGCAAAGCTCCGAAATTCCTGTTCCAGCGGAGCATAGTCCTCATTCCGCCGACGCTGATTATAATATTATTCGGCTGTATCATGCGCTCACCTCGATATCGGGCAGTCTGCCGTTAAAATGCTGAGCAGTCTCTTTCACAACAGCGAAAGCCTTGTTTGTTCTGCGAAATTCAGCCATGCTCTCCGAAACTGACTGCTGATCCGAGGTATCAAATTCAAACCGACAGTCCGTCGGAACGATGATATCTCCTGCTTTCGGGATATAGTAGTCTGTGCAGTTGACCGCATAGATATATACTTTCAGTCCACCCTTTTGCTGATCGCCATTTTTCAGCGTATGTTCGCCTCTGAGGTCGCTGATAAGAACACCCATATAGCTGTGTCTCTGCAAGCTGTCCTTTTCGTAGACAGTGCAGTTGCCGTTGGTAAGAAGAAGTTCGGCACGTACCTTTTTATTCCAGCAGAGAGGGATATTTTCGTCCATGCCCTGCTGAGGATGCCCGACGGTGCGGAAGGTGTTTCCGAAGAATATCACCTTCCTGTCAAGCCAGTCATGTGCATCGGTTTTAGGTATCGCCAGTGTGTAAGCAGGTATCCTGTGCCCGATGAGTTCAGTCTCGGACGGTTCGCCGATAAGGACATTGCTGACGGTTTCAGCACCGCTTTCGGTTATGAGCTGTATGTCAGTTCCCTTTATCATCTGCACTTCCGTACACCTCCAGAGCGCCGTATACCTGACAGAAAAGCCCAAGTTCTTTCAATTCATTCCGCAGAAAGTACAGCGATTGCCCTGCATTGAGATAAGTCATGGATGCGCTGTATCCAAGAGCGGACTGTGAAGCCTGAGTAACGGCAGGAGCGGTGTCGGAAATGGCATCCAGCGCCCTTACCACCGCTTGAACAACGATGTTTTTCACCGTCAGTCCATAGTCATCGCCGTTCTTTTCATCGGCTATCAGATCATCTATATCAGAGCCGTATTTTACCGCTTCCAGCCTCAGCTTAGCCGAAGCGGTTTCAAGCAGTATCTCCGCCGCTTGCTGCTGCTGAGCTGTCAGACTTATTCCCAGCGCTGTTATGTCGCTTACGCTTGCGTACACTGCTTTCATCTGCTTTGCCCTCCTTGTCGGCGCTGTCGCTGATATCCTCCCAGTCAGGCGATATCAGCTTGGAGGGGATATCTATAACAGCGCCGTTTTTCTTGTTGCGGTAGATCATGCTGTTGCCACGATACGTGTGAATGAAGAAGCGTCAAGGATGCCCCATCCCACGAAGCACTCGGCTCTGAGGACGATCTGGTTTTTGCGCTTGAGGTCGCCGAGGCCGTCAGGATCACCGAATTCGATAGTCTCAAATGTCACATTCTCGGCATAGCCCCAGCGGAAAGCATTTGCAAAGTCTCCGACGATGGCACGGTCAAGGCTGTTGCCGAATGAGACCGTATTGTTGATATCACAGGCCATGCCGCCGAAGTTTTCGGGATTTGCACCGAAACGGAATTCGGGATATATCGAAAGGTTTGAATCGGTTGTTTTCATAGCGCCGAGAGCCGAGCCGAAGGCAGGTGACATTGCAATACCTGTCACGATACCGTCAGCCGTCTGGATGGGAGCAACGGCACTGTCGATGTTATCATCGGGAGCGGCAGAGTCATATGTGATAGTGGAAGTTACCGCAGTATCAAAGCAGTTATTGCCTACGATGGCTGAGGCGGCATTGTCAGCAGGGTTTACACCGTGGAAAGCCGCAATATCCAGCGCTCTCGCCATCTTCTTTGCAAATCCGTCGGAAAATGCATCAAGGTAGGGGAGCTGTTTTTCCTCGGACATCTTCACAAATTCATCGGTTATTCTGTGCTGATAAACGAACTTGATAGGCTTGATGGTAACAGTGCCGAGTTCAGCATTGCCGGCAGGCTTGTTGCCGCCCTCACCGACGATGGATGCTTCACCGTCCATCGAGAAAACGAATGTGTCCGTACCTGCAAACGGAACAGGGGTAGCGCCACAGAGCTTTGCAAGTGTGGAGTGCCCCTTGACCTTGCTGAACATATCAGTGACAAGTTCGGGCTTGAAAAGTGTACCTGTTGAAGTAGTAGTTCCCATTAGTTGTTCCTCCTTAGTTATTTCTGAGTTCTCTCAGCATTTCAAGCTGAGCGTTATTTTTTGAGTTTGCGAAAGGCGCATCGCCTGTTGATTTAGGAGTTGGCTGAACCTTGCGTGAAGTGAGATATTTCGCAAACTTCTGTGCCTCCTTGCGGATATCCTCCTCGGAATCGCCTGCCATGTTCTCAGCAAGTTCGAGAGGGATGCCGTTTTCAGCGGCGATCTGCATTTTCATGACCTTAGCCTTGCAGACCGTATTCTCGGCGCTGAGATCGTCACGCTCCTTCGTGAGAACAGCCGCAGATTCGGGAGAGAGCCAGCCGCTGAACTTCTTTTCGGTCTCGGCAACTGCCGCATCTACCGCAGTTTTAACAGCCGCATCCAGCTCCTCCTGAGTGTTGATAGGTGTGAAATCCATTGATTTTTCCTCCTTCGGGATATATTTCTTTGTGACACCTGCATTTATCTGTGCAGGCACAGCAACAAAGCTGAATTCGTAGGCATCATTGATATCATCAACGATATAATGGCACAGCTTACCTCCGTACTCCTTGCCCTTAACGTGAGAACAGCCCTGCTCAAAGACATTCGCACCGCATACGGAGCATATCTTCTTACGGGCTGAACAGCCGACGCTGACTTCTTTTTTGATGCCTGCGTCTATCTCGTCGATAAGGGGCTGATTGGCGGCATTCCGCACCATGTATGCCTTTGCTTTCAGGTACTTGTAAGGACGGCCGTCGGAAGTGGTCTTATTTTCGGAAACCACCTCCGTATCGAACACCCTCGCTTCCTGATTGCCTGCACGTGGGTCATGGTCAAAAATGCCTGTCTTTCCGACAAAAAGCGTTTTCAGTTCTTCAAGCGCCTTGTCGGAAAATCGCTCACCATCACGGTCTATGGCATTGTCGCACAGCTTCACAGGGAAAATATACAGCTCATCCTCCGTGAACTCTCTGCGAGTGAACCTGTTTATTTTTTCGATATCGCTCATGTTTTCCTCCTTAGTAATAGATTATCTGCTCCCTGACTTCCTTATGGTTGGCGCAAGCCCAGTGAGCAAGAGATACAGCTTCCAGAAGCGACACATCAGCGCCTTTCAGAATGGATGTATAACCGTATCCGCCTCTGCTTCCGATAGCTCGGTGTTCGCAGTTGGATGCCGCCTGAGCAAGTGCAAGCTGTCCCCGATGACAGATGATGCCCTCGAATAAATTCTTTTCAAAAAGTGCGTTCGACTGCACAACGTCCTCAACTTTCGGGAGGATAGCAGTACATTTCACCGATGCATCTTCCATTTCCTGCCTGAGAATTTCCTGATTGCCTGCACCGTCTATAACTGCCTGAACAGCATGAGGATTCCGCAGAAAAGCGATCATCCAGCTGTTGCCGTCACGGACTGATCGGCAGTCGATAGCCTCGACGAATATCTTACCATCGGCAGTTCTTACCGCCGCCGCCATTGATACATTTTCGGTAGCCTTTGCGAATTTGATGCCGAAAAAGATATTGCTGTCGGCAAGTACAGGGGAATTCTGTATCATAAAGCTGTCCCACTCCTTGCGGCTGATAGCTGATTTCTGCGAGTAGGTCAGCCACAGGCCGAGACGCTGGATGTTATCATCTACCTGATCGTCGCCCAGCTCATCACGGATAGTACGCTCACTGAGAATATATCCCAGCGACGGATTTGTCTCATACCACAGTTCGGGATCATGAGCATCGGTCAGCTCAGGTATAGACCATTCAGCCCATCCCGAATCCTCATTCTTGCCTGTGAGAGTGTTCTGCCTGTACTTCTGGAACACCGAGCCTGATGATACAGCGGTCGGCGGAGTTCCGCACATAAGCGTCTGCGGATTCTTGCTGTCGGTGACAACGTATTTGAGAGCGCTCTCCTGATCGGCAGTGTACTCCTGCGCCTCATCGATGATGAGCAGATCGTAGCCCTCGCCCAGACCGCCCTTGCTTGAACGAGTACGGAAGTTTATAACTCCGCTGCCTTTGAGCCATTCGATATGCTCCAGTCCCATCTGTTTGGTGGTCTTAAAGTCCACTCCCTCGACGAAGCCCGCCTTTGTGAGTCTCTCAATGACCTTTTCCCATGCGTTGTGGGATGTTGTGGTTCGGTGAGCGGTATACAGCACACGCTCATCGTGGGAAACTGCATATTCCGAGCGCATAATGAGAAGTTCTGACTTTCCGTTTCGTCGGGGGATGCTCCATCCGAACTTCATATGCACCCACAGCCCGTCCTCGTTTACCGCCATGATATCTTCGAGGAGCAGTTCCTGCCAGGGCTGAGCTTTACGGTCGGAGCTGTTGTAGATCACAACGGCTTCCGTGCCGAGGGATTCCGCATAGGGCAGGACTACCGAAACTGTCGGTTCCTGCCTGCCACGGCGCTTATCGCTCATGATTTTAAATGGGGGACGTCCGCCTTGAAACGCATTGCTTTCCCCCATACCCCCTAAATAATTTTCCAGTCAAAGGTCTGAGGAAGCAGGCGGTTCGATACGACTTCCGTTTCCTTTGCGAATTCCTGTTTCGGGGTCAGCTTGTCGGATTTCTGACGGTTACAGCACATATGAGCAAGCTGTAAATTGCTGATATCCGAGGGATGACCGTTTCTCGAAACAGGTATGATGTGATCTATGCAGGGCGAAAGCGGATGTGGGAATTTCAGACCGAAGTCCACAGGCTTGCCGCATATTCCGCAGACAGTCTGCGAGGCATATATTTTCTTCTTGTTGGATTCAAACTGCGCTCTCTGAGTGCCGTTGTGATCGGGACGAAGATTCGGTTTCGCCATGCTCCCACCTCCTTGAAATTGGGTATAAAAATAGCACTTGCAACTTAGTTTCAAACTTGTTGCAAATGCTTTTATTCTTTAAACAGGCTTTCGCCTGATTCAGAAACTATATTCAAAAGGTCTTGAAGCATATTCTTGACTTCAATGCCTTCTTCGTCTGCTCCATTGTAAATCACTTCATATTCCATTCTCCTCACCTCCTTCAAATGGGTATAAGAAAACCGCTCATTGCTGGGCGGTTTTACATCAATTTGATTCCTTTTTCTTTTTCTGCCTTTTTTAATTCAAGATAATTGCGAAAAGACTCTTTTGCTTTTTCTGGCGCTTTATCTGTAAGATATGGTTTTTCATTTTCATCATAGTCATACCATTCAGAATTAGTCATCCAGTATAAGTAAACGTCACCTTTTACCATATCATCACACTCCCATTTTTAAAGATTTAATAAAATCAACACAAATTTTTCTTGGTGAACTACTTCCGTAATACTCTGCAAAGCACTCTGCAATATATTCACCAAAATCGCCTTCTGCTGCATATAAGCACAATCCGTCTTCAATCCACTTATCGGCTTGTTTTCTTGTGTAATACCTGCCAAACGAATCTTCAAATTGTCTTTTCACTTGTTGTTTAGGCTGTAAATTCTCAACGGCTTCAAAGCGATGACCAAATTCGTGAAAAATATTTTCCCTATAAGTTGTTCCTCTTGGATGATAATGATTTTTTATATCCTCGGCATATGCCTCTTGAAATAACTTGAAATTATTATAATAAACAGGATTGAGATGTATTGTACCTGTTTGGTGAACATATGCAGCATAAACCTCTTTTGTCATACCATCTGTAATACCGAAATCAAGTTTCAAGCCCTTAAAATATTCTGGATAATCAGCTTTAAGCCTACTGAAATCCTCCACTATTTCAAGTAAATGCACGTTGCTTTCAGTATAGTTTTCAAAACCTGTGATATCTGTAAAGCCCATTTCCAACAACGACGCTTTAAAATCAGCTATCTCCTGTTGTGTTGCAGGATTCCTTGATTCTATTATATCATTTTCCACAGGAATGTCAATAGACGAACTGTTAAATTTAAACCCTCTGATTTTTGAAAGTTTCTCCTGCTCCAACGCCCTCGCCTGCTCACGGGAAATAACAGTCGGCTTCTTGTAGCTGATCTTCTTCGGCTTCTCCCATGTCCTCTTAGACCACACATCCTGTCTCTGCCTGCCGTTCTCATAAATAACGGAACAGCCGCAGTTGTCATGCCTGCGGTAAACGTCATGGGGTTCTTCTCCGTAGACGTAGCGCCCTGCTATGGCGGTACACCACTTACAGCATTTGCCGTCGGTCTGGCGGTCAATGTAGCATTTCAGACCTGCTTTACTGCGGAAACGAGCGTTAGTCTCCATATAATCATCATGATGCGACATGGAGATATTCGCAGTTCCGCTCCTTGCCCTGCGCTGAATAGTTTCATCGGGAACGGTAGGGTCTGTGAGGGAATGGCTGAACTGCTGAACCCGTTCAAGGGGAAAATCCGCAGTCTGAGGGCGGATGTTTATGCCGTTCTTCTTGTCGATGTTGGTCTGCACCTGAGATAGGATGCTGTTCGTATGGTCGAAGCTGTCACGGAGAATATCAGCCGCCGCCGCTTCACGGTCGGTCAGATCAAGGACGTTCTCCGATAGGCACTTGCCGAGAAGTTCCGAATAGATACGGGAATAGTCTGCGGTATCCTTGAATGTGGCATTGCCGCTCTGTATGCGCTTCATTATGGAGCGGAGCGAGGGATTTGCGGCCATCTTCTGCTGTATCAGCTTTCTGAGATCGTCGCTGTTCACTGTGCATCACTCCTTATCTGAAATGGGGGACGAGCCGCCTTGTAATGCAGCAGCTTCGCTCACTGACGTTCGCTTTTCGCTGTTGCGGCGGCTTCTTCCCCCAAGCCCCCTGAATCACTTTCAAGCCCCGTCAGACGGTGGATGTTGTCAGCGCCCATGAAGTCAGGAACTGCCTGATTTATTTTCAGTATCGCATCACCTGCCGCACCCAGAGCCGCAGAATCAGGCTCAAATATCGGAAGCCATTCGGGAACAGTATTAGCAAACGCTCTGCGGTCATACTCGATACCGTCACGGATGCAGGCGGCGAGGTAGCCTGCATTGAGGAAACCCACACCGAAAGTGCGCTGAGCTTTACGTGCTGTGAGGCGGAGCTGTTCGTGGCTTGCCTTTATTGCATCATAGCTTGCAGGGTTCGCTGTTGCAAAGCCCAGATCGTCAATGGTCAAACCTGTCTCACCTGCAAATATGGAAGCGTATACTTTCAGTGCCTCCACGAATGGGGACATACTCTGAGCGGAGAACTGTCCGACTGTGGGCTTTTCGCCTCGCTCATCGGCACTTATCGACAAGAATGACGAGATAGTCGCCGCTCTCTTGTTGAACTTTGCTGTCGGCGAAAGTCCGAGAATGTATTTCTGTGGGAAGCTGTAAAATTCCGAGCATACGTTCATTCGTCTGAACGTCCTGAGAACATCCTGTGTTATATTCATGCAAGACCTTGATATTCGTGAGTGTCCGAACGGACGCTTGGCATCGGGACGGTTGATTATCGGCACAAGAAGCGCAAAGGGCGCATTATGTGTGAACTGCTGAGAAAGCCTGCCGTTCACATAATAGTCGGTCTGATAGGGACGGAAATATGCTTCAAGCACAGGTTTGTCATGCTCGTCACGCTCCAGAACCGCATAGCCCTCAGTGAGCATTTTTGTCACAGGGTCGATAATTCCCGTAGCACTGCCGCCGTCAATGACCTGAAACGTGGGATAATTCGTATCATCCCAGCCGATGTAGATGAAACTGCAAGATGTGATAAGTCCCGAAAGTATAGCATCATCGAAAAGAATATCAGAATTGTTCAGCCTGTATATTTCACCGATGGCGAAATCGTCATTCCTGAATCTGTCGAAAGCGATACGATCCGCAACGCTGTCAACAGCCTTTGCACACCAGCCCAGTGATGCCGCCATCCAGCGGAACTCCTCAGGAAGGATACTGCTTGCATCCTCTACGCTCATTTTCATGTCATAATATCGATATCTCAGCCGCACACGGTTTGCTTTTGATGTCAGCTTCTTTTTGAGAAACGGGATTCCGTATTCCATGTTACACCACCTTTCAGCGAGAAATTTGAGCAGTGACGCTGTGAACTCCGCCCTGCTCCGCATGGGGGAT